GAAATGAAGAAGCTTGTTGCTTCTGGTAAAGCTGTTATACATGATACGCAAGAAACATTGCCCGGTGAGAATCACCCTGCAAACGTGCAAGGTATGACTACTGCTGATGGTGTTACTCATTACGTTGCTAATAAACTTACCCCTGAAACTATACAGAATGTTGCCCTGCATGAAATGGGTGTGCATGTCGGTATGGAAAAAATGGTTGGTTCTAAAGTTTGGGAAAATATTAAGAACCAAGCTATGACTAATCAAGGTAAAGCGTTTGATGCAGCTCGCGCGGCTATTCCTAAAGATACCCCTGCACATTTACACGCAGAAGAAGCACTGGCCTATCTTGTAGAGAAAGCACCTAACCTACCTATTGTGCGCAGAGTAATATCTGCTGTTCGTAACTGGGCGCGTACAACACTAGGAGCAAACTTAAAACTTACCGAAGCTGATGCTCGACATCTTGCGACTAAAGCCCTGCGTAAAGAAGCAAAGACAGCCGAAAGGACTGCTCATAACGACATACGCTACTCAATACAGACACCACAAAACGATGCCGACTTAAGAGCAGCTACAGAAGTTTACGCTACGCCAAAACCCGCAAAGAAAACCTCTGCTACTGATAGAGCCCTTGCCGCGGGTAGATATGTTTCTGAAAGCCCCGTGTCGCAATTAGTTGATGATCTTAAAGGCGGTTTAGATAAGTTTAGAACACAAGTAGCTAGCTCAGGTTCACCTATCCAACGTGAATATCAAAAGCGTTTTAAAGGTGCGTTGACTAACCCATTGACTAAAGAAATCAGTGGACACTTTCTAATGGATCAAGCAGCAGACTCAGCAAAATTTACATTAGCCGCGGCTCAACAAGGTAGACCTGTTATTGAGAATGGGGCTGTTAGAATAGAAAAAGATGCTAATAACTTAGATAATTTACAAGTGCTTTATAAAAAATTAGCAGACCGTATTGGTTCTCGTAGTGATGCTGATCACGCGGCATCCGCTTATTTGCAAGCCCAAAGATACCAACATCTGTTAAATAGAAATACCGAAATACAAGGGCAAATAGACGCATTAGGAACTAGCGCTTCAGCCAAAAGCAAGGTCGAAAAACTTAAAAAACTACTTGTCAAAGTGACTCCTGAACAAGCCGCCGCTATTGATAGCGGTTTAGCATACGGTGAAAGACATCCTGAGATTAAGCAAATAGCTGATATGTGGAAAGCTATTAAAGATGGTATTGTCGATTTTCAAGAAAACACAGGGGTTATAAGTAAAGAGCTCGCAGATAAATACCGTGCTGATTCTGCCTATGTCCCCTTATATAGAGTGATTGACGACATAGAAAAAACAAACCCAGGCTACCGATCTAAAGTTATGGGTATTGCTGGCGTTAATGCTGAAAAACATTTCACAGGTTCTGATAGAGATGTGCATGATGTGTTTGCTAATATGGTGCAGCGTGTCGCATGGGGTATTCAAAGTGGGCTTAGGAATCACGCTAACCAACGAGTTGCTGAAGATTTAGGCGTAGTCGATGACGAAGGCAACACTGTATATCATAACGCACCACCAAAAGATAGGGCGAATTACTCTGCTCCAGTATGGATATAGGGCAAGCAAAAATGGGTAGAGTATAATGATCCTTCAATGGTCACTGCTATAAAAGGTATAGAACCTATTGCCCATCCTATTATTACTATGTTTGGCAGTGCAAGTAGATTGCTGCGTATGAGTGTCACCTCTCTACCTATGTTCCAAATAATTCAGATAGCCAAGGACGCTCCAAGAGCCGCAACATTATCAGGGGTAAACAAACCTTTTGAGTTAATGGGGCGTGTTGTTAAAGACGGCTTTGCGCTTTACGTAGACATGCTGAAAGGAAGAGAGAACGAAATAGTCAAAGAGATGGCTAGAGCAGGGGTTACTGGCGGGTATTCTCACAATCCTCAAGAATTATCAGCGCATATCAATAGAAAGTATAGCCAAGAAGCCAATACGTTAGTTCAAAAGTTTTTAGATAAAATCGAAGAGATTTCTTCTATTTCTGATTTAGCTCAGCGTAAGGCCGTGTACGAACAGACTTTAAAAGAAACTGGGGATAAGGTCTTAGCAGAAGATCGAGCAAGGAATATTATAAATTGGAATCGTCATGGGGCTGACCCTATGGTTAGGGTGCTTGCTCAAACAGTGCCTTTTATGAATGCTTATATTCAGTCAATGGATATATTACTAAACACTATGAACGGCACGGGTATTAGTGCTAAAGAAAAGTCTATTGCTAGAAAAGAGTTCTATAGAACCGCTATGAATCTATCCGTACTATCTTTTGTGTATGCTATGGCTGTAGGTGGTGATGACGAATACCAAAAAATGAATGATAAAGATAAAATCAACAATCTTGTTATTCCTGGAATAGGCAAGATTCCTATAGCGTCTGAAGTTGGGTTTTTATATAAAGCGTTTCCTGAGATGTTGTATCAGTATGTGTCTCGTGAAGATACTAAAAACCCAATGGATGCGACCAAGCTACAGAGTGCTTTGTGGAACTCTTTTGCTAATGCCATGCTAAGCCCTAACATGATGCCACAACTAGCCAAACCCGCAATTGAGGCTGCAACTAATCACAGCTTTTTAACAGGCAATGAGCTTATCGGCCCTCACTTAAAAGACAAAGAAGCTGCACTACAGTTTAATGAAAGCACCTCTGAACTTGGCAAGTTGCTAGGTTCTACAGGACTTATTGCTCCTATTAAAGCTGACCATTTAATAAAAGGCTACGGCGGTACATTAGCTAGCTTAACCTTAATGCTGACAGACGCTATTGTGGATCAATTCTCTGATGTTAAACGACCCGCACAATCTCTTTATAAAAACCCAATCGTAGGTTCGTTTGTTAATGATCCTCGTTATAAAGACCAAATAGACAGCTACTATGACCTATTAGAAGAATCTAATAAAGTTGCGGGTAGCTTAAAAAGGCTAAAAGACTTAGGGCGTGTTGACGAAGCTAAAGAGTATCAAGCGGAGCATAAAGATATGCTTAGAACACGATCTCAAGTACTTAGCTTACAAAGGCAAATGACTACGCTTAGCGCCCAACACGTTAAAGTAGTTAGCGATCCTAACCTAACCGCAGATGAAAAAAGACAAAGGTTAGATGCACTAGAAGAACGCATGGGTAAGGCTACTCGTAATATTAATTTGCTTAGAGTTAAAGCTGGAATGTAAAAAAAGCCCCGCGTAAAGCGGGGCAAGAACCACGGAGAAACACTTAATAAGCGCAATGTCATAGTACCCTGCATTGCCCCGTTGTCAATGATGCAGATAGTCGGTAGTTAGCTTGGATGAGTCCAACCAGAGCACAGGAACTGGAACCCCAGCAGCCTCTGTATTCTCCGCTAGCCGCTTGCGCGTTTTAATACTTATCACAACACCCTTACTTTCTATATCGGAATAAAAGCTGCGCACTGGTATTCTACGTTCTGCACACCATCGCTCTAAGGCGCTCTTTGCTATGAACATGTGGTTATTGTCAGGTTCAACGCGCACAACTAATGCCCCCATAGCTTCTTTAGTGGGCCTTTCATTTAAAATAAGATCATTAATAGTTACACTACCCCCATTAACAACGATAATGTTTCTATTATGCTCATTTAAAAACCGCCCTAACACCGCCATAGAATCTTCCGAGCTGCACTCTTTTACTGTGTCTTGAATATTGCCTAATGTGCGTACCCCCCACTGCATTATAGACTCGATGTCTATGTCATGAAGACCTAACTTTTTAGATATTTCAGCTCCAGTAAAAGCCGCTGCACAACACGCTGAGTAAAACCTGGCTTTACTTTTAAACCCCGCGCGTTTATCAAACTCTTTTTGTATCTCATTCATGCGGGCAATTACCGCAGGTAAATTTTCCACTACATACTCCATATATACTTCCCCTGCTACGCCATAGTTTTCAGGCAACATACGCTCGTACCATACGTCGGACTCTTCCTTAGTCATGCTATCGTCCCCTTCTATAGCTATCTCCATAATACGGTAAAGCTCCCCCTCTACAGAAGTTTTGTGACTTTTAAGTGTGTCGTACAGGCTGTTGTTGCCTGATGTTATAGCAATGGTGTCCCAAGAAGTTTTATTTTTACGCAGGGTATTAGTATGTGATGACATACGTTCTTTGCCTTTATTCTGAGATATATCAAACACGAAGTCACTTAACTTGTCAGGATCCATATTAGTTATCTCGTCTATGAGTAAAGGCAAATGGCGCAGTACACCGAACCTGTGGAACTTAGCGTTAATAGTATCTTTGTTAAGCATAAGGGTGTCTTCTGGATGCCCCCAAATACTACCTGCCATTTTCTGTATAGTCGTTTTACCTACGCCAGAAGCTGAGTTAGTGAGATGCACCGTCATACTACCTAAGTTTAAAAAATTATATAGTGGCGCACCGAAGCCAATAAACAAAACAAACGCTCTGGCCTCATTACCTTTTTTGGCGTATAGGTTGGCTATGCTTTTCCATACATCCAGTGTCCCCATGCGCTGATACAAAGGGGTTATCTCATCTGCAACGGCAGAAGTAGGGCTAAATAGTATGCCTTTACCTTGAGCTATTTCACGGTTGCCCATAACAAAGCTAGTATTATCGTCATGCCACCCAAATTGCGCCCTTGCTTGCTCTGGCTTACCTGCCTTTTTCTCCAACATCTCAATCCAATCCATGAAGTATTGTTGAAGCAAACCTAAGCTTCTAGGGGATATAGCCTTATAAACACCATGAAAAGATAATATCTCTTGGCATCTATCTCTCTTGCCTATATCAGTTAAGGGCATGATAAACTCTATGACCTTTTTAGGCTCGTTAAGTCCTTGAGAAGCAATATGCACTATCTGCACGGATGACCCACTGCAATGTGGGTCGTCTAAACGCTTTTTAACCCAAAGATCATTTTCATAAATAACATCTTCCGCTTGCTCATTAGAGGCATCCTCTTCATCTTGATTCTCTATTGATAGCTTAACGACACCTCCTGTCGCGCGTCTAGCCCACCCATAAGGATAGGTGTGTGGGGCTTCCATAGTTACGTTCTGCTTTAGCCCTTCATGTACTACGTCTTCTAATACATTGTCCGTAGGAGTAGCAAGTTCTGTATATTTCCCTAATTGAATAGGGCTTGTAATTTTCCCTTTGTGGATACATCCTTTGCATCCATCTGGCTCTAACTGCTGAAATTGTAGGCAGGTGCGGGGCCCTTTAAAGCGATCTGCTTTAGCTTCGGTTAACCCTTCGTCATACCCAGGATGTCCTTTAGACATTATGTGTATATATTCAACACTGTCTGTACATGCTTTGGCAATAGAAAGCACTGCCCACCACATAGGTTCGCCTAAAGTAGCTCTATTTTTATAAGCATCTAGTATCTGCGGGCATCCCGCGCAGCGTTCAAATATTTTATTTTTAAAACTGACTTCCTCATTACCCTCTTTATCAGTGATAATGGTTTTTACTTTTTCTTGATTAGTTACATACTTATGGCTTTTACGTAAGATTATTTCAAACTTACTAGGCGATTGCTCGCCATTGCTCATTAAGCTTTTAGTTAATTCGTCAGCAGATGTTAAGTTATTATGCGATATAGCGGGGGGTATCCTCGCTGAAAAGTCTGCAAAAGATATAGGCTCTGAAGCATTTCTAACTACTACAGGTTTCTTTTTAAGTGGGTCTTTAGTGTTGAAAGTATCAGGCACCCGTAGAATACGCGCCCCATCCCCAGTAACACTATTATCTGCATGAAAGCCCAGCTCTTGTGCTTTTTCTTTTAGACCAATGCCTACAGGTTTCCATAAGTCATAAGGCACATCTTCTGTTAAAAACCAATACGCATGGATACCATTACCTGAATCTACTAATGTTGGCATAGGTAGTTCTACGTGCGTACAAAACTCATACAGGGCTTTAACTCCTTCGTTTTTAGTTTTGTATATCTTAGTTGCACCACAATCTATATCGACAAAAAATGATCGGTGGTAAGCGATATTAGATACACTTGCTTGTTTAGTATTATCTACAAAGGCTGGAGTGCCGAAGTACACTTCGCGGCCTTGTTCTAACAACTCTCCTATAAAAGCGTCGGCTTGATCTAAGGAGCTAAAAAATTTGGATATGGGCAATCCACGAGTCTGATCGTAATATAGACCTCTTATATTGATGTAGCCCGTTGGACCAAACATCTTATTAAAAAACTCTCTCCGTGTCATAACCTTGCCTGTTTAAATTAGAGGGTAAAAAAGGGGGCGCGTAGCCCCCTTACACTAGACTAAAGTTTTTAGTCTTCGTCATCACCCCATTGATTTAACACGTCCGCTAGGTCTTTAATCACAGGTGCTGATTTCTTCTCTCTAACGGTAGGTGCTTTTTCTTCTTCAGGTTGTGGCTCACGGAATAAAGGAGCAGTGGGCTTTTCAAAAGGCAGTTCTTTCTCTTTTTTAGTTTGACCATCTATTGCGCCAGGATTGTTAGACACTGCTTGAACCGCTGCTGGGCTTTGCCCTTTTTCTACAGCGACAGATATTTCTTCTATGCTTAGCGGTTTAACCGCACGAAATGTCAGCTTGGGAGTAGCAGAACTAGTGTCAAAACGGATTTCAGTTACTACGCTTGAAATACTTAACCCATTACCACCTAAAAATTTAGCGTAGGCTTCTAAAGGCATTTTGCCATTATCCGCTTTGCCAAAGATAGACTGCGCTGGCAGTATCAATTGGTAAATATCACTATCCTCTGTTGGCCGCCCTAACACTACAGCTAGTCTGCGACTAAAACGGCACGCTCTTGATGTGCCTTGACCAGAACCTGCTATATTTTGCGGACACACTGCGCAGGCGCTTGCTTGTGCTTTCTCAGAAGAAGGATCAGGTTTAACACCATCATTAGACCAGCAAGATGGTAGCACCACCTCACCTTCTTTAAAAATATCTGCATAATACGTCCTGCTAGTTTTAGGCGCTGCGTTAATGATAACTAAGTCCATAGAGCGATCTTCATTTTTCATGACTTCTTGACCATCTACGATCATTCTGAAGATGCCGCCCTTAATAGAAATACGCTTGTTGTTTACGCCACTTCCACCCATAAGACTTTTAGTTAATTCATCTAAAGCACCTGTACGCAGATGTGCAGGGATTACCGCTGATGACTCACGGAATAAAGACATTTCATTTGACATTTTATATGCTCCTAATTGTATTTTGTTGAATTATTAAATTGGCTAACTCTGCTTTGTTATATAAGTTTTTTTCACTTAGTCCTTTACGATAAGCCTTTATTAGCCCTTTATTTCTGAGAGTGGCTAGCTTCTGTCTACTTACCTTAAGTAAGTCAAGTACTTCCACAGTGGTTAGCCACTGGTCATCAGTGAGGGGGTTATCATAGCCCTCGTTTACTACATCGTCAATTATCACTTTACTACCTCCTATTTGGATTTACGGACTGACACGGTATACCTGCTGTCACTGTTGAGCCCTATGGGCAATTGGTCTGGGTTTTCTTCTAAGAATTTTTTAATGTTTGTCTGGTGGATACGCTGCTCCATCAAGTACATAGCATCGTTATCCTTTATAAACTGAAACATGCTCGCCCAGTCACTAGTCCAATAACGAGTCTTTATAGTACGGGTCACCGTGCCGTGCTTTGTTTTGATGTTGTCTGCGCCTATTTCTTTAAGCATTTCTTGTAGCTTGCCAGACACCATGTCTTGCTGGGTCTTTAATTCAGCATCTAACTCTTCAAATTCTTTAAGTGCTTGTGCACGTTTGTCTCTAAGCTTTATGTATATGGATACTAGCTTGTCTGCGGTTATTTCTGTCATAGTGGTCTCCTATTATCTCTTACGAATATCGTAAGGTGGTGTAAATATAGCAAAGTTTTTCAGGCTTGTCCAATTATATTTTTATACATATCAAGTAACGTAGTTTGCGCTGCTGTTTTACTAGTAAGATTTGCATAAAGTGTCCGTTCTACTTGGCTGCCTACTAAATGCACCACTGTGCAAGGGTTCTTTTGCCCTGCTCTATGTACTCTAGCATTGGCTTGTAGATAAGTTTCAGTGCTTGTTATCGGCCCCCACCATATTATTGTGTTAGCCGCGTGTAAAGTTATGCCATGCGCTGCGGCTTTAGGTTGAATAATCAGTACCTGTATATCTTTTGTTGTTTGAAAGTCTGTAATTATTTTAGCTCTGTTGGTTGCTGATACGCCTCCATGAATAATATCCGACGTTACCCCCAGTGAATCTAAATGGGTTTTTATAGTAATGATCCCATGCTTGAAGTTAGCAAATATTAGTACTTTATGACTACTCTGCTCTATTACGCTCGTCATTTCTTTAAGCTTTGCTGAGCAATCAAACTCTACTACTTCTCCAGTATCGCTATAGACCGCCCCTGAACTGATCTGCAATAGCTTATTCATTTTTACTGCAGCATTGACCGCGCTGACTTCTTCTCCAGCCGCTTCAAATAACATTTCTTTTTTCAGAATGTCATAATATTTCTTTTGCTGTGAGGTCATAGGAGTATCCCGCTCCACATAGGTTAACTCTGGTAAATCTAAACATTCTTCTTTGGTGTATCGTATAGCGGGCTGTAAAACTTTGAACACGGTAGCTTGTGCATCGGTACGGGGAATGTATTTAAACTGAGTTAGCCGCAGCATAACCTGATCTTTAAACGCTCCTATATATTTAGGTACGGAATTAGGATTGAGCATTTTGGCTAACCCGTAAGCATCCATTGGCGACTGCGCAGCAGGTGTGCCTGTTAATAGCCACATCCAAGTATTAGGGGTTATAAGCGAATTTAAAGTTTTCCACCGTCTGGTAGTAGGTATTTTTAACGCTGAGGCTTCATCGCATACAATTAAATCAAACTTACCTTTAGCTATATCGTTAACTACGATTTCTATGCCATCATAATTTATGATGACAAATTCGGCATCGGACTTTAACACTTTAATTCTTTTATTTTTTG